TAAACAAACGCTCAGACAGAATCAAAAGATTTCAAACACAAACAGACCCACACGTTCTTATCATTCAACCCCAAGCCGCATCACATGGTTTAACTTTAACTGCGGCAAATACAGTCATTTGGTATGCACCCGTTACTAGCGTAGAAACTTATCTTCAGGCGAATGCACGTATTGATAGGCCAGGACAAAAGAACGCTATGACGGTGGTACATATTAAAGGGAGCGAGGTCGAAGACCGACTGTATCACATGCTAAGAAACAAAATAGGAACACACTCAAAGATTATTGATCTTTACCGACAAGAAATATCAGAATAACATTTGACATTGTAAAGTGTTCTGGTATACTTGTAATTTCCTATAACACAAGGAGGACATTATGGGCAGACCAATAAAGCCTATTCGCACTTTGGAAGAGAAGCGACTACAAGAAGAAAAAGGAATACTCCAGTCTAAAAATTACTTAGATAAGGAGTGGACTAAATGTTTTAAGTTGGGGTACGTACTATTTGTGCCTACTTATGCACGTGTTAATGGGATGGTTGAGTACGTTGGGCCGGAGTTTATGAGCGAAAATAAAAGACGTTATACCGAACTTGAACTCAGGCGTATGGGCGCACAACCAACCCAAGAACTTCTGTGGAAGAGGGCTTCTGCAAATGGATGATAAATTTGATGCAGAGAAGTATGTTGCTACGTACAAAAAAATACGTGATGCAATAGCTGAAAAAAAAGCGCAGTACCAAAGTGAGATCAATGATCTCAAAGAAAAACAAAAAATTATTAGTGACAAACTTTTGGAGTTTTGTAATGAACACGACTTAGATAGCATAAAAACAAAAGAAGGAACTGTGTCCCGCAGAATAACCACTAGATTCTGGGCTAGTGATTGGGACGAAATGCATAAATTCATAAAGGAAAACGATGCTTTCTATTTATTAGAACGTCGTATTAGTACCGAAAATATGAAGCAGTTTCTTAGTGATAACCCAGACAAACTACCTATTGGCTTGCAGAGCAATAGCGAATACATCATATCAGTACGAAAACCAAATAATTCTTAAGGAGAACTTATGGGAAATGTAGCAATCTTCAAAGATAAAAACGCTGTTGTCAGCACTAGGAAGAGGGAACTTAGTGATCTATCTAAATCCCTCATGCAAAAGTCAACTGTTACCAATAGACGTATACAGGTACAACCTAATGGTACGTTCAAACGGGTTGTAAATGGTGAGCAGATTGGCAACGCTGTGCGTGGTGAAATAAATGTAATCCTCGTACACATGCTTGAGAAAGTCTCTCGTATCTTTTATAAGAGCAAGTTTGATCCGAACAAAGAAGCAACTCTACCCAACTGTTGGTCAAATCTCGGCGACAAACCAGAGGAGGCTTCATCAGACAAACAGAGTACCAACTGTTTAACTTGCCCACAAAACGTAAAAGGTTCTGGCGAAGGTGGTGGTAGAGCTTGTAGATTCCAGCGTCGTATATCTGTAATCTTAGAAGGTGATGATTCTGGTGAGGTATACCAACTAAATATCCCTGCTAAATCTTTGTTTGGTAAAGGTGTTGGTAACGTACACCCATTTGAGTCATATATTAAATATCTACTCGCCAACCATGAGAGTATTGATAATGTGGTTACCAACGTAGCATTTGATCCTAATGCTGACACCATGGAACTTGTGTTTACTCCTGTGCGGCATCTTACGGATGATGAGTATGACTTGGTAAAACAAGCACAGATGACTCCTGAAGCTAAGATGTATACGGCTATTACCGTAGCACAAGCAGATGGCGTTAAGAAACTACCTAAACAAGAAGCTAAAATCCAACGCTCTGATGAGCCAGACGATGATGAGATAGAAGAGCCACAAGTTCGTCCATCTAAGAAAGCTACTGAAGAAGCGCCAAAAGAAAAGAAAGCGGCAGCTGATATTGTAGATGAATGGTTGGCTGAATGATGGGATACGGCTACAGCATAAGGTTAATAAGGCTTAATAAAAGTGCTGACCGAAAGCTGTTAGGTGTCCGTTTGGGGAAACTGTGCATACAACATGATGTGCCGGTTTCCTCAGTGGCTACCAAATTGGGTGTAAGTAGGCAGACAGTTTATAACTGGTTTATAGGTTCTACTTCACCCAATCCTACTCTGGCTTTACGCATCGAAAAGTTTATTAATCTAATTAAATAAGAGAGCGACTTATTATGGACTTACTTAATACAGTACAGCCGTCTACAGGATGGTTTTGCGTATTAGGTATAAAAGGAGATGAAATACGGCAACATCTAGTCGAAACACGGGAGGAGGTAGATAAGCTTGTCGAGAATTTTGTTGCTAGTGGTTGGAATGTATACTTTGGGGTTGCTAAGTTTGCAACAAATGAAAATAGAACCAAAGCAAATGTTCACCTACTTAAATCTTTTTGGGTAGATATAGATTGCGGAGAGTCTAAAGCCGTAGCTAATCCAGAGACTGGGAAACCTTCTGGTTATTTGGATCAAGCCACCGGACTGCAGGCACTCAAAGATTTCTGTGAAAAGATAGGATTACCTGACCCCATCGTGGTTAATTCAGGGCGCGGTATACACGCATACTGGCCTTTGACTGAAGAAGTAACACGAGAAGAATGGGAACCTGTCGCTAAGAGACTACGTGATCTATGTATAACTCATAACTTTTATGCCGATAACTCAGTAACTACTGACGCAGCTAGAATACTTAGAGTACCTGGAACCTACAACTTTAAAGATAATCCTCCTACGCAAGTAGAAGTAATGGAGGAAGCTGAGCCTACAGCTATAACAGAGTTACGTAGTATTTTGGGTGTTAAAGAAGATATGGAGATAGCCCCTAAACGGGAGATGTCCGAGTTATCTAAATCTTTGATGTCTAACTACACGTCTGTATTTACTAAGATAATGGTACGGAAAGACTCGTGCCAGCAGTTGTTAAGTTGTTATCGAGAACGTGAAAACCTTACGGAGCCTAGATGGTTCAATGCTTTATCTATTGCTAAGTTCTGCAGTGATAAAGACAAAGCCATACACAAGCTATCTCAAGGACACCCAGACTACGACCCTGCTACTACTGAAGAGAAGATAGAGCATATAAAAGGGCCGCATGGTTGTGTTGAGTTTGAGAAATCTAATCCGGGCGGATGTGCAGGCTGTCCGCACAAAGGTCGCATCAAGTCTCCAATTTCTCTAGGCAGAGAAGTACTAGAAGCGAATGAGGAAGATAACACCGTAGTAGTGAGCGGAGATGAGAGCGGGGAAAAAGACGAAGTCCATATTATTCCTAAGTATCCAGATCCATATTTCAGGGGTAAGAATGGCGGAGTATACCTGAGTCCACCAGAAGATGGTGAAGATGCCATATGTATTTATGAGCACGATTTATATGTAGTTAAACGAATGCGCGACCCAGACAGAGGGGATATGGTGGTTATTAAAGTTCACCTACCAGCTGATGGGATACGAGAATTTACTATTGAAGCGGCAATGATGTCGAAGTTATCTGATCTGGCTTCTGAATTATCTAGGCATGGAGTTATATCTCTAGGTAAAAAGAAAGCTGATGCGGTGGCTATGTACATAGCTATGTCAACTAGAAACTTACAATATTTAAGGAAAGCAGAGGTTATGAGGACACAATTCGGATGGGCTGACAACAACAGCAAATTTATATTGGGTGATCGGGAGGTAACAGCAGATGGTGTTTATAACAGTCCTCCATCCCACGTAACCGAACAGATGACTTCATTTATACATAAGTCTGGGACGTTGGAGCGGTGGAGAGAAATATTCAATCTGTATGGCAAAGAGGGTATGGAGTCCAGAGCATTCGCCGCCTTGAGTGCGTTTGGTTCGCCCCTTTTCAAGTTTACTGGGCAGAGCGGAGCACTAATTAGTTTAATAAATTCCGAGTCTGGCACAGGTAAATCTACTGTACTTTATATGATTAACAGTGTAGTCGGAGATCCGAAGCGCCTATGCGGTCAACCAAAAGATACTTTGAACGCTCTGTATATGAAGATGGGTATATTAAATAACCTGTGCTATACGCAGGATGAAATTACTAATATGCCAGCCAAAACTTTATCTGACTTTGTGTACGGTATCTCTCAAGGTAAAGGTAAAGACCGCCTGACTAGCAATGCGGAGCTACGACGTAACATAGCTTTTTGGAATGAAATAGGAGTTACCAGTGCAAACGCTTCAACTTACGACAAGCTAGGGTTTTTGAAATCTTCTGCCGATGGTGAACTTATGCGTGTCATAGAGTATACGGTAGAACCAGATACTGTTATAAGTGTAGAAGAAGGCAAGCAAGCGTTTGGCATAGACTTAATGAACAACTACGGGCATGCTGGGGAGATATACGCAAAGTATTTAGTTAGTAACTTAGAAGAAGTTAAAATTCTGTTAGCCCATGTCCAGAAAAAATTTGATGACGAATTAAAATTAACGCAACGCGAAAGATTCTGGTCTGCGGTTGCAGCGGCAAATATAGCTGGTGGGATTATCGCAAAGGCTGCTGGACTTATTGATTGGGACATGAAGCGTATGTATAAATGGACTGGTAGTATGCTACAAGACCTGCGTAAAGATGTTAAACCACCAGCCACAAGTGGGTTTGCAATTCTTGGTGATTACTTAAATACTTATATTAACCACACGGTGGTTTGTGATGATGGGGTTGATTTGAGGACTAATAAACCAGCTCTGCCTAAGATGGAACCTCGTAATGATTTGCTTAACCGTATGGAGCCAGACACTAACAAGGTGTTTCTAACTAATAGGCACTTCAAGAAATACTGCGCTGAGAATCAGATCCACTATAAAGATGTATTAAAGACGCTGAAAGCGGAGGGCTATTTCTTGGGAACTATGAATAAACGGTTGTCTA